GCATGAAGTATGAAGAGCGGGCAGAACCTTGGCTGGGCGCCTGCGGGGTGTATAGCCCCCTGCTGACAGAAGCGGCAGTCAGGTTCCAGTCAGAAATGATTACTGAGACATTCCCGGCGCAAGGCCCGGTGAAGACGCAGATCATTGGCTTGGAAACCTCAGAGAACAAAGATGCGTCTGAGCGTGTGGCAGATGACATGAACTTCCGTTTGACGGAGCAAATGATCGAGTACCGCCCCGAGCATGAGCGCATGTTGTACGCCTTGGGCCTGTCGGGCGCCGCGTTTAAAAAGGTGTACTACGACCCAAGTCTGGGACGGCAGACTGCCCCGTTTATCCCGGCAGAGGATGTCATCATCCCTTACGGCGCATCTAATGTGTACAGCGCAGAGCGTGTTACGCATATCATGCGCAAGACCGAGAACGAAATCAAGAAGCTACAGGTTGCCGGGTTCTACCGTGAGATTGAGCTTGGCGAACCGGTGCGCATCTTCACGGACATCGAGAAGAAGAAAGCGGAAGAGCAAGGGTTTTCCCTTAGTGACGATGACCGTTATCAAATCCTCGAAATCCACGTGGACTACAACCTGCCGGGTTACGAAGACGAAGACGGCGTGGCTTTGCCATACATCATCACCATAGATCGCGGCACCAACAATGTGCTTGCCATCCGCAGAAACTGGGAAGAAGATGATGAGCGCTGCGCAAAACGCCAGCATTTTGTGCAGTACACCTACATCCCCGGCTTCGGTGCGTATGGTCTGGGCTACATCCACCTGATCGGCGGCTATGCCCGCGCCGGTACATCCATCATTCGGCAGTTGGTTGATGCAGGCACCCTGTCTAACCTGCCCGGCGGATTGAAAACGAGGGGCCTGCGCATCAAAGGTGACGACACCCCAATCGCTCCCGGCGAATTTAGGGACGTGGATGTGCCTTCCGGTAGCGTCCGTGACAACATTATGCCGCTCCCGTACAAAGAGCCAAGCCAAGTTTTGGCTGGTTTGTTGGAGCGCATCACCGAAGATGGTCGCCGTTTGGCTTCCATTGCAGATTTAAACATCAGCGACATGAGCGCCAATGCGCCCGTCGGCACCACATTGGCTTTGCTTGAGCGCCAGCTTAAGACCATGAGCGCGGTGCAAGCGCGTGTTCACGCCAGCCTGCGCATGGAGTTTAAACTGCTCAAAGAGATTATCCGTGACTACATGCCGCCGGATTACTCGTATGTCCCAGTAGGTGGTGACCGGGCAGTTAAACAAGCTGACTACGACATGGTTGAGGTCATCCCCGTCAGCGATCCAAACGCTGCCACGATGGCCCAGCGCATCATGCAGTACCAAGCTGCCTTGCAGTTGGCTCAAGGTGCCCCGCAAATCTATGACTTGCCTCAACTCCACCGGCAGATGCTGGAAGTTTTGGGCGTCAAAAACGCAGATAAGCTGGTGCCGTTGGAAGAAGACCAGAAGCCACGCGATCCAGTCAGTGAAAACATGAGCTTCTTGACCGGTAAACCCACGAAGGCGTTTATCTACCAAGACCATGAAGCCCACATTGCCACCCATATGTCGCTGATGCAGGATCCAAGCATCATGGGCATGATCGGGCAAAGTCCTATGGCGCAGCAGATGCAGGGCGCCATCATGTCCCACATTGCTGAACACATGGCGTTTAACTACCGCGCCAAGGTGGAAGAGCAACTTGGTGTGCAAATGACCGCACCTGATGCTGAATTGCCAGAAGACATGGAAATTCAAATCTCCAGACTGGTTGCGCAAGCTGCACAACAACTTTTGCAGACAAATCAAGCAAAAGCACAGCAGCAACAAAACCAACAAATGGCACAAAACCCACAGATTCAGATGCAACAAGCTGAATTGCAGCTACGTGCTCAGGAATTGCAGCGCAAACAGGCCGAAGATCAGCGCGATTACGAGATTGCCAAGCAGAAATTGCAGCTTGAGCAGGAACGTTTGGCTATTGATGCGCAAAAAGAAGCCGCACGTTTGAACTATCAAGACCGCAATAACGACAAAAAACTGCGCACAGACATGCTTAAACACATGACTAAGCCGCAAAACACCAAAAAACCCGGAGGTAATGCATGAGTAGCAAGGCTTTTACGATTGTTTTGAACGAAATCAGTGAGGCCAGCGAACGTATTGGGCGGGCACTGATTGATGGCGCCGCAAAAGATTACGCGGAATATAGCTCGATGACCGGGCAGATTCGCGGTTTGCAGCTTGCATATTCATATTTGAAAGAAATGGCTCAGAAACTAGAAATTAGTGACGAAGACTAAGATTTTTGATAGGGGTTTCGGCGGTTCCCCTTATAACCGTCTGCACTGGAGTTGAAATGTCAGAAATCCTACTAAGCACGGGGGAAGATTCCCTCCCTACAACCCTGCCCGCAACGGCAGAAGAAAAGGCGCGGCAGCTACCACAGCCAGCCACGTACCATATTCTGTGCGCTCTACCCGAGATCGATAAAGAATATGAAAGCGGCCTGATAAAAGCAGGGCAAACCATGCACTTCGAGGAGGTTATGTCTCCTGTGCTGTTTGTTATTGCAATGGGGCCAGACTGCTATGCAGATAAAACCCGGTTTCCAACCGGCGCAAGCTGCAAAGTTGGTGATTTTGTATTGGTTCGACCAAATACAGGCACCCGCGTCAAAATCCACGGCAGAGAGTTCCGAATCATTAACGATGATTCCGTGGAAGCTGTGGTGGAAGACCCACGTGGCATTTCTAGGAGCTAATCATGGAAAAGAACGAGTTCAAATTCCCCGATGAAAAGTCTGCCGACAAAGAAGAGCCGGTAGATTTTGAAATTGAGGGCGAAGGCGTCGAGGTTGTAGACGATACACCCGACGTAGACAAGGGGCGTAAGCCTCTAGATACACCCCCGGAAGAGGTGACGGACGAAGAACTGTCGAAATACAGCGAAAGCGTGCGCCATCGCATCCAACATATTTCCAAGGGTTATCACGACGAACGCCGGGAAAAAGAAAAAGCCCTGCGTGAGCGCGAAGAGGCTATGCGTTTGGCACAAAACCTTGTCGAGGAGAATAAAAAACTCCAAGGCAGTTTAAGCCAAGGGCAGCAAACCCTATTAGAACAAGCCAAAGTTACTGTCGCGCGGGAGGTCGAAGATGCCAAGCGCCGATATAAAGAAGCTTATGAAGCCGGTGATTCGGACGGTTTAGTTGCTGCCCAAGAAGCATTAACTGCTGCCAAAATAAAAGCAGAGCGTGTTAATAATTTCAAACCAGCCCCTTTACAGTCAAAAGAAAAGGATGTACAAACTGCATCACGGCCTGCCGAAGAGCCTCAATTTGATACCAAAGCCAATGCGTGGCGCGAGTCAAATCCTTGGTTTGGATCAAATAAACGTATGACAGCGTTAGCTCTGGCAGTACATCAAGAACTTGTGGAAAGCGGGGTCAGCACAGAAAGTGATGAGTATTACAGCAGGATTAACGCAGAAATGCGTCAAACCTTCCCCGATGCATTTCCCTCGGAGAAAGCTGTCAAGAAAAGCACCGTTGTCGCACCCGCCACACGCAGCACTGCACCTAAAAAAATCGTGCTTACACAATCACAAGTCAATCTCGCCAAACGCCTTGGACTTCCTTTGGAAGTTTATGCGCGTCAGGTAGCCGAAGAAATGAGGAAACAAAATGTCTGAACGTAAACCCCGTGAATTAGAAACTCGTATGCAATTTGAGCGCCCCAAATCTTGGCAGCGCCCCGATTTGCTTCCAAGCCCTAATCCAGTTCCCGGCTGGTCGTTTAGATGGATTCGCACCAGCACCCTTGGCGCTGACGATGCAATCAATGTTTCTTCTAAGCTTCGTGAAGGCTGGGAGCCTGTAAAGGCATCCGATCACCCCGAAATCCAAATGATGCATACCGGTTCCAAGCCGCGCTTTGCAGACAGCATTGAGATTGGTGGCCTAATTTTGTGTAAAACGCCCACCGAATTTGTGGAACAGCGTGATGACTATTACCGTCAGCAAACTGAATCGCAGATGCAATCGGTGGACAACAACTTCATGCGCGAGAACGATCCTCGTATGCCGCTCTTCCGCGAGCGCAGTTCGCAGGTGACCTTCGGACGTAAAACTTAAATTTTAGGAGTTTAAACATGGCTAATGTTTCATCGCCATACGGCCTCCGCGCAATCAATTTGATTGGCGGTCAGGTCTTCGCGGGTTCATTCCGCGAGTACAAGTTGTCTACAAACAACAGCAACGCCATTTACAATGGTGATATTGTCCAGTTGACCTCGGCTGGCAACCCCCAATCGCTGACCGCGACTCCCACTGCTGGCACCACTGCCGGTATCGTGGGTGTGTGCGTTGGCGTGCGTTATGTGACCCCCGGTCTGAATCAGCCGCAGTTCGCTCAGTTCTGCCCCGCTGGTGCCATCACCGCTGGTTACACCGACGTTTACATCCGCGTGACCGACGATCCAGATGCGTTGTTCCAAGTTCAAGGTTCTGCCGCTTTCGGCACTCTGACCAACGGTGCTCCCGGCGCTGTGGGCAAGAATGCTGCTTTGGGCAACTTTGGCGGCAGCAACACGACTGGTAACTCGTCTGTCAATTTGGTGGTTGGTACCAATGGTGCCTCTCTTGCCAACACTGCCACCCTCGCTATGCGCGTGGTTGACTATGTTGAAGAAACCCAGAACGACGCTTACCCCGATTTGATCGTCAAGTTCAATTTCGGTACCCACTCGTACTACCTCGCCACTGGCGTCTAAGGAGTAACTTAAAATGGCTATTTCACGCTCGCAACTACTTAAGGAACTTCTGCCCGGTCTGAACGCTTTGTTCGGTATGGAATACAAGCGCTACGGCGAAGAACACAAAGAAATCTACGAAACCGAGACTTCTGAGCGTTCTTTTGAAGAAGAAACCAAACTGGCTGGCTTCGGTCAAGCTCCTGTCAAAAACGAGGGCGCTGCCATCGCTTATGACAATGCGCAAGAAGCTTGGACTGCACGTTACACCCACGAAACCATCGCTATGGGTTTCTCCATCACCGAAGAGGCGATGGAAGACAACCTGTATGACAGCCTGTCGGCTCGTTATACCAAGTCGCTGGCTCGTGCTATGGCTTACACCAAACAGGTGAAAGCTGCCTACGTGCTGAACAACGCCTTCACTGGCGGCCCCACCTACGGTGACGGCGTGGTGCTCTGCTCCACTGCTCACCCTCTGGTGAACGGCGCTACCAACAGCAACCGCCCCACCATCGGCGCTGACTTGAATGAAACTTCGTTGGAAAACGCAGTGATTCAAATCGCCGCTTGGACGGATGAGCGCGGCCTGCTGATCGCAGCCAAGCCCCGTAAACTGATTGTGCCTCCAGCACTCCAGTTCGTTGCAACCCGTCTGTTGGAAACCAGCCTGCGCGTTGGCACCACCGACAACGACATCAACGCTCTGAAGAACAATGGCTCAGTTCCCGAAGGCTACGCCATCAACCACTTCTTGACCGACACCAACGCTTGGTTCTTGATGACTGATGTGCCTAACGGTCTGAAGCACTTCGTTCGTACCCCCATGTCTACAAGCATGGATGGTGACTTTGATACAGGCAATGCCCGTTACAAAGCCCGCGAGCGTTACAGCTTCGGCGTGTCAGACCCACTGGGCATCTTCGGTTCGCCCGGTTCGTCCTAAAAAGACGGCGGAAAAGGGGGGCGCAAGCCCCCTTTTTCTTTTTTTTGTCATGCTTAAGCCCTAATATAAATTTGCAGCGCCTTCGTGTTGCACCAACTAAGGAGTTAAAAATGTACAAGTTTGAAATGGAAGTCGGCATCTGGAACGATGTCAAAGTAACTATTGAAACCTCTGATTTCAATGCCATCAAAGTTATGCAAGAATTCATTGATTGGCAAGATGAGTTTTGCTGGATGGGCAAATACATCAAGCAAGAAGAATCGCTGGATGACGACGAGTCTGACGACAAAGAAGTCGATGCAAAATAATAAAGGGGGCTTGTGCCCCCTTTTTATTTAATGTATATTGCAAACATCCGGGGTTATTCCGGTATATCAAGCAGTCCCGGCTGACCACATGCAAGATTGATATACCTTAACGCATGAAAGGAACCCATCATGGGATTCGCAACACACCTCGGCCCTTGGCTCTTGGGCACCAACAAAGACACCACCGGCACTACCGCCGCCACCACTCGTAACACCGGTTCCACCATTGTTTTGCAAAGCAAGGCAGTGACTTTTGCTGAAACCACCGCCACCAATTTGGCTGCGCTGCCCGCAGGTGCCATGATTACTGCGGTTCAATTGTTCGTTGACGGTACAGCGTTTAACGGCACCAGCCCCACTTTGACCATCAAGGTTGGTACTACCACTATTGGTACCATTACCCCCACCAGCGGCACCGCAGGCTTGTACAGCATGACTGCTACATCCACTGCCGCTAACTTGGCACTGATGAGCAACGTGGGCACAACCGATGTGTTTGTAACCTACGCAGTGAGCGGTACTACCGTGACGACTGGTGCTGGTACTCTGGCAATTGCCTACACTGTCCGTGGCTCTGATGGCGTTGGCTAC